GGCGGCCGAGGGTCGGCTGTGGAGCGAGGAGAACCCGGACGCTTACGCGGGCACGCACAACATGGACGGGATGATGTTGGTGTTCGACGAGGCGTCAGGCATTCCGGATCCGATCTGGGCGGTGGGCGCAGGGTTTTTCACGGAAAACATCCTCGACAGGTACTGGTTGGCGTTTTCAAACCCGCGTCGCAATGAGGGGTATTTCTTTGAGTGCTTTCACGCCAAGCGGGATTTCTGGAAAAACATCCAGATCGACGCCCGCAGCGTCGAGGGCACCGACCAGCGGGTGTACCAGCAGATCATCGATGAGTACGGCGAGGACTCCCGCGAGGCCCGCGTCGAGGTGTACGGGGAGTTCCCCGCTGCCGGCGAAGACCAGTTCATCGCGCCGCGCTTGGTGGACGACGCCGTAAAGCGGCCGGCGTACAAGGACCCGACCGCACCGATTGTGCTGGGCGTGGACCCCGCGCGCAGTGGCGCAGACGCGACCGTGATCGTGGCCCGTCAGGGGCGTGATCTGGTGGCGATTCGACGGTATCGAGGCGACGACACGATGACCGTGGTGGGGCACGTGATCGACGCCATCGAGGAATTTCGGCCCGCGCTGACAGTGATTGACGAGGGCGGGCTGGGATACGGGATTCTGGACCGCCTGACGGAGCAGCGGTTCAAGGTCAGGGGCGTGAATTTTGGCTGGAAGGCCAAGTCCAGCGTAATGTGGGGCAATAAGCGCGCCGAACTGTGGGGCGCGATGCGCGACTGGCTGAAATCGGCGCACGTACCCGTTGACCGGCAGTTGAAAGCCGATCTGACGGGGCCGAAAACGAAGCCCGACAGCAGCGGAACGGTGTACCTGGAGTCGAAGAAGGACATGAAATCGCGCGGCCTGGCGTCGCCGGACGCTGCCGACGCGCTGGCATGCACGTTTGCGTTTCCTTTGGCCCACAGGGAGTACAATGCCAAGGAGCAGCGCCGCTCAATCAGTGATCGCGGCGTCGTTTCGGCGGGTTGGATGGCTCACTGAGGGCCTCCGGGAGCGGTGATGGCAAAGAAATCCGTGTCTCTGAGCGTCGGCCGGGGCGAAAAACTGCCCACCGAGCGCGGCGCGGGCCTGACGGCCAAGGGGCGCGAGCGCTATAACCGCGAGACGGGGTCGAATCTCAAGGCGCCTGCGCCGAGTCCGAAGACTGAGGCGGATAAGGGCCGAAAGGCGTCGTTTTGCGCCCGAATGGGCGGCGTGGCCGCGAAAGCCAAGGATGGCGAGCGGGCTAAGGCCGCCATGAAACGCTGGAAGTGCTGATCATGCCGCAGAAAAAACCCGGCGACCCAGGTCTTTACGCTGCAATCCACGCCAAACGCGAGCGCATCGCTGCCGGCAGCGGCGAAAAGATGCGCAAACCGGGCTCTCCGGGCGCGCCGACGGCCAAGGCGTTCAAAGAGTCGGCCAAGACGGCAAAGAAGGGGAAATGACATGCCTCTGGTGAAATCAGCGTCTTCCGCCGCGTTCCGCAAGAACGTGAAGGCTGAAATGCAGGCCGGCAAGCCCCAGAAACAGGCTGTCGCCATTGCGTACAGTGTCAAACGCGAGGCGCAAAAGCCCGCGCCTGCGAAGAAGAAGTAATGGCCTCGTACAACCGCACCTCCGACCCCACCGGCATCGCTGGTGCCCGCGTGGCCGCTGCTGGCGGCAAGCAGGACGCGGATTTTCTGGCCGAAATGCGTCAGCGCATGACGATGGCGCAGGCTGCGGTGTCGAATTCGCGGCAGAACGACCTGGACGACCTGAAGTTCTATGCCGGCAGTTCGGACAATTCGTGGCAGTGGCCGCAGGATGTGCTGGCGACTCGCGGCAGCGTGCAGGGCCAGACAATCAACGCCAGGCCGTGCCTGACGATCAACAAGCTGCCGCAGCACGTCAAGTCGGTCACCAACGACCAGCGCCAGAACCGACCCAGCGGCAAGGTCATTCCTGCCGACGACAAGGCTGACCCGGAGGTCGCGGAGATCTTCGACGGCATCGTGCGGCACATTGAGTACATGTCCGACGCGGACGTGGCCTACGACACCGCCTGCGAGAACCAAGTGACGTTTGGCGAAGGCTACATCCGCATCCTGACGGAGTACTGCGACCCCGACACGTTTGACCAAGACATCCGCATCGGGCGTATTCGCAATTCGTTCAGCGTGTACATGGACCCGCTGATCCAAGATCCGTGCGGTGCTGACGCGCAGTTCTGCTTCATCACGCAAGACCTGACGAAGAAAGAGTACGAACGCCTGTACCCCAAGGCCGCGCCGGTTTCGACGCTGCTGTCGTACAGCGTGGGCGACTCGACGTCAGGGTACTGGCTGAACGAGAACATGGTGCGGATCGCGGAGTACTTCTACATTGAGAAGGAGCTCAAGACGCTGCACCTGTACCCCGGTGGCATGACGGCGTTTGAAGACTCTCCAGAGGACCGGCAGATGCGTGCTATGGGCCTGATGCCCATGCGCAGCCGGCAGGCCGAGCAGCAGCGCGTGAAGTGGTGCAAGACCAACGGGTACGAGATCCTCGAGGAGCGCGACTGGGCCGGCAAGTGGATCCCGGTGGTGCGCGTGATCGGCAACGAGTTTGAGGTTGACGGCGAAATCCACATCAGCGGCTTGGTGCGCAATGCCAAGGACGCCCAGCGGATGTACAACTACTGGGTGTCGCAGGAAGCCGAGATGCTGGCGCTGGCGCCCAAAGCCCCGTTCATTGGGTACGGCGGCCAGTTTGAGGGCTACGAGCACCAGTGGAAGACCGCCAACACGACCAACTGGCCGTATCTGGAGGTGAATCCTGACGCTACTGACGGCGCCGGCAACTCGTTCCCGCTGCCGCAACGTGCGCAGCCGCCGATGGCCCAGCAGGGCCTGATCGCCGCCAAGATGGGCGCCTCGGACGATCTGAAGGCCACTACGGGGCAGTACGACAGCAGCTTGGGCGCTACGAGCAACGAGCGCAGCGGCCGAGCCATTCTGGCCCGCGAGAAGCAGTCCGACACGGGCACGTACCACTACGTGGACAACCTGGCCCGTGCGGTGCGCTATGTCACGCGGCAAATCGTGGACCTGATCCCGAAGATCTACGACACGCAACGCATCGCCCGGATCATCGGCGTGGACGGCCAGACCAAGATGGCGCGTCTGGACCCGATGCAGCCCGAGCCGGTGCGCGAGGTCAAAGACCAGTCGGGCGTGGTCATTGCCAAGATCTACAACCCCGGCGTCGGCAAGTACGACGTCGTGGTCACCACGGGTCCGTCGTACCTGACCAAGCGTCAGGAGGCGATGGACGCCATGTCGCAGATCCTGCAGGGTTCGCCGCAGTTGTGGGCCGTGGCCGGCGACCTGTTCGTCAAGAACATGGACTGGCCGGGTGCTGACGAGCTTGCCGAGCGCCTGCGCAAGACCATTGACCCGAAGCTGCTGCAGGATCAGGAAGACCCGGCGCTGCAGGCGGCGAACCAGCAGATCCAAGTGCTGACGCAAGAACTGCAGGGCATGATGCAGATGCTCCAGCGCGTGAACCAGTCGATGGAAGCGCAGGAGTTGAAGATCAAGGAATACGACGCCGAGACGAAGCGCCTGAGCGTGGTGCAGGCCGGCATGCGGCCCGAGCAGATCCAGGAGATGGTCATTCAGACCATGCGCGATATCATGGCGGTGGGTGATCTGCAGGCTGCGCAGCGCCAGTTCATGCCGATGGCCCCGGCTTCGCCTGGCGGCATTCTGGGTGCGCCGCAAACGATGCCCGAAGGAGTTCCGGTATGAGTTGCGAGACGTTCATTGGCCACCTGTTCCTCGCGCGGGACGTGGCGCATTCTGCGCACCTCAACACGCGCTCGTACGCTAAACACGTTGCGCTGAACGCGTTCTATGACGGCATCATTGATCTAGCGGACAAGTTTGCCGAAGCGTATCAGGGCCGGCACGGGCTGATCGGGCCGATTGAGCTGCAGCAGGCCACCAAAACCAACAGCGTGCTGGAGTTTTTGCAGGACTCGCTGAAAACGCTGGAAGACACGCGCTACGACGTCTGCGATAAGACCGACACGCCGCTGCAGAACATCATTGACGAGATTGTCGGGCTGTATCTAAGCACCCTGTACAAGCTCAAATTCTTGGCCTGACGGCCCGAAAGGACACCCCGTGGAACTGCTCAAGCCTCTTGACGACGCCGCCTTTGCCGCGCAGACCGCCTCGTACACCGGCACGGCCGGCAGCACCACAGGCTGGCCCGCTGGCCCGCAGGGCGTGGTGGTGTGGTGTACGACCGCGGCTTACGTTCGCGTGGGCGAAGGCGTGACGGCCACGACGTCTGACACGCCGATCCCGGCAAACACGCCGATTCCGTTTGCTGTGCCGGGTGGCACGGGTGCGCCGTGGCGTGTGAGTGCTGTCCAGATCGGCAGCAACGGCACCGTGTACGCCAAGCCGATCAACATTCAGTAACGGGCGCAACATGCCATTCTTTGGCATCCCTATTCGCAACGGGCTTTCCCTTGG